CAACTACGTCCAGGCCCTATCGAACTTCATGACCAACCACTGCTTCTCTAAGGGATTCACGGTCAAGGTAGACAAGTCCTTCCAGCACATCACGCCCGCCTTACTCGACCGCATCTGGAGTAAGGACAACAATAGGCAGCAGCTCCTCTGGTCTATTGGCCAGATGGGTTCGGTAGCAGGCGACGTCTTTATCAAGGTAGCGTACGCTGACCCCGGCACTGATGCGGCAGATCCCGTTACCGGCCAGGGCCGAATCCTTCTCTACAACCTGCACCCCTCCCACTGCTTCCCAGTTTGGCACCCCCATATACCTGGGAAGATGATCTCCTTCAAGCAGAAGTACAAATTCTGGGATACGATGCCTGACGGCACCCGCCAGGTCAACTCGTACGTCGAGGAGATCACCGACGAGGTTATCAAGGAATGGTTTAACGACGACCTGATCCGCGAGACTCCTAACGAGCTTGGCCGTATCCCCGTCGTCCACATAGCAAACGTCCCAGTGTCCGGCTCCCCCTGGGGGCTGGGTGACATCGATGGCGTCATCCCGTTGAACCGTTGCTACAACGAGGTCGCCACAGATGTGGTTGACATCATTAACTACCATGTCGCACCCGTCACCATTGTCAAGGGCTCGAAGCCTGCGAACATGGAGAAGGGCCCCGCGAAGATGTGGTATGTCCCGGGCGAGCACGCTGAGGTCTATAACCTTGAGGGCGGATTCCAAGGGCTCGCGCCCGCGATGGAGTTCCTGGAGATACTCAGGGTGCGTATGCACGAGCAGGGTCACGTACCCGAGAACGCCCTTGGCCAGGCGCAGCCTATCTCCAACACGAGTGGCGTCGCGCTCGCCATTCAGTATATGCCCACGACACAATGGGCCGGGCTGAAGATGACCCAGTACGGCGAGGGCATCAAGGAGGTCTCGCAGATAGCGCTACAGACTCTGTTCATGAAGGAACCGAACACGGTGCTGTACGACCCCAATACCGATGGCATCCTGGACGAGCAGCTTGGCCAGCAGCCGATGCTGAACCCGGGAGACCCTGAGGTCTATGACCTTGATATCGAGTTCGAGCCGAACCTGCCTATCGATAAGATTGTCAAACTGCAGGAGCTGACTCAGGCACAGATGCTCGGTCTTGTATCGCGCAAGTCGATGCTCACCGAGCTGGGCGTTGAGTTCCCCGACGAACGGCTGGCTGAGCTGGAGCAGGAGGCAATGCGCGACGCGAAGATGCAGGCCGCGCTGCGTGTCTTCAATAGCTACGTCGATGCCTCGATCATGGCTCTTACCGGAGTCATTCCGCAAGAGGGTGCGGAGCCGGTACCGAGTGAGAAGCCTGAGCCGGGTGCTAGCGCGAGCACTGCGAATGCACCACAGCAGGTGACACCACAAGCTGTCCAGCTCCCGGGTGGCCTTACCAGTTTGATCGGCGGAAGTCAGGAACAGATCATGGCCGACATCGTGAAGATGGCCTTCCTGCCCAACGTCCCCCAGCGTCGTCTACTAGACAAAGACGATAATTAGATAGAATGTACAACAGTGATTCATTCGGAGAACTAGCAAAGGATAAGCAATGACTACTCCCATCACGACCACCACGCAGCCGGGTACCGCACCGACCAGCCAGACCGTTCCCCCGCAGAACACCACCCTCCAGGGCGCGCAGACCTTTAGCCAGGACGAGCTTAACGCCGCCACGGAGAAGGGCCGCAAGGAGGCCCACGATCGCCTGTACGGGCGCATCGACGAGCTGAACAAGGACTTCAAGGTAGCGCAGGAGCAGCTCGCAGAGCTTCAGGCAGAGCGCGAGACGGCAGCCGAGGCGAAGGTCCGCGAGGAGCAGGAGGCGGCAGCCGCGCAGAAGGCCAAGGACGAAGAGGGCCTAGAGCTTCGTGAGCTAATCGCAAAGCGCGATGCGGAATGGGCTGAGCGGGATGCCGCCTACCAGGCACGCTTCGCCCAGCAGAATGAGGAGCTGGCCCGCCGGGACGTCATGCTCGCCAAGGAAAGGGAGATCGCGGACCTTGACCGGTACCGCATCACCAAGCTCGCGGAGCTGGCTGAGCCAGACCCGGCGAATGGTTACTTCGGGATAGCGCCCAACCTCGTCAACATTATGGAGGCAAGGGGTGCCTGGGGTACTACGAAGGATGAGATCGATAACACCATCGCTCTTATCCAGAATGAGACTCGTGCGATACTGGAAGGGATGCAGTCGGCAGAAGTTGCCCAGCGGGCAGCGGCTCCGGGTGTAGCTCCCACTGCCGGTAATGTCGGCAGCCCGGAAGCGATGGCCTCGACCAGGAACTATTCGGCGGAAGACATTGCAGCAATGCCGATTAATTCGCCCGAGTATCAGGCCCTGCGTCAGCAGTACGGAATGGCCCGGCCACAAAACGCTGGGATATTCGGGTAGCATAGGAAGTAGCCTACGAATGGTCGGCACACAATCCGTCCGGCCGACAGCTCACTTTAAGGAGTGACGATGGCAGGAAGCTCGATTACCGGCAGCAACTGGATGGCTGCCGCGCCGACCGCGTACAACGGTGCCAATTCACAGCTCACCGCTGCAATCCAGACCCTCTGGTCGAAGGAGATCCTCTTCCAGGCGATGCCGATCTTACGATTTGAGCAGTTCGCCATTAAGAAGACGGAGTTGAATCAGGCCCCGGGCACCACGGTTAACTTCATGCGTTACAATAACCTCGCTCCCGCGAAGCAGCTCGTTGAAGGCGTGCGTATGGAAACGCAGCCATTAACAGCTTCGCAGTTCTCGATCACCGTGGCCGAACATGGCCAGGCAGTCGCGACCACCGAGTTCCTCCTGAATGCCAGCTTCGATGACGTCATGGCCAGCGCAGCTCGTCTGCTCGGCCGTTCTATGGCGCTGTACCTGGACGGGTCCGCCCGCGACACGCTGCTCCAGGCGTCGTCCATTCTCTGGGGATATAACAAGCCCGCCCTCGCCGGGTCTCTGCGTACGCCGCTGAGCCCCTACGACCACGGAGTTCCGGCCGCTAACCGCGCCGCACTCTCCGCTGGTAACTTCGTCTTTACAACGGCTCTGATAAAGGACGCTGTTCTGACTCTGGCCAGCAAGAACACCCCCCGACTGGGCGACACTTTCGTCACCTTCATTCACCCGGCACAAAGCCGCCAACTGCGCGATGACCCCGAATTCATAGAGGTGTCGAAATATGCGCAGCCGGGCTCCTTTATGCTTGGAGAAATCGGCCGCTACAACGACGCGGTGTTCATCGAGACCACTCAGGTCACCCCGCAGTTCGTCTCCGGTACTAGTGGTGCGCAGTTCCACGACGCCATTATGATTGGCGACAATGCGTTCGGCCACGCCATCTCCCTCCCGGTCGAACTGCGCGACTCCGGTATTCTGGACTATGGCCGTGAGCACGGCCTGGCCTGGTACTCGATCTGGGGCCTGGGCTTAATCACCGACCAGTCAGTTTTGGTTCTAGAAACGAACTAAATCTGGAGCCCCAAATCACCTGAGAACCCAGGTTGACCGAGCCCCCAAGTTAGGGTAAGCTGCGAAGCAGTAGAACCTAACGAGGGGGTTTAGTCATGCCGGGTCCGAAGCCATACGTCGTGGGTGGGAGGTGCCGCAGCAACCACCTGCTGGACGAAGACAACGTGTACATGGAGGGTGCCCGCGTGCGCTGCCGCACCTGCGACAGCCAGCGGAAGGGACATCTGGGTCCGTCCAAGCCGCGCGCCAAGCTGGAGATCGGCAGGCTCTGTGGCAACGGGCATCTGCTGACCGAGGAGAACACGTACCGGTACCCCAACGGGAAACTGGTCTGCAAGCAATGCCGGATCAAGTCATCCCGGAAGTCCCAGGGATATTCTGGCGCGCTGGATGACCCCATCCAACCTTGGCGTGGAGAACCAGACAAGCCAGAGTGCGCCAACGGCCACGAGTACACCGACGAAACGGTTTACTACGATCCCACTACCGGGTATAAGCAGTGCAAGCTTTGCCATAAGCTGAATGCTTTCGAGTATCGTGCAGCCCGGTACGGTCTCACTGGAGATGAGTTGCGGGCGAAGATCCGCGCAGCTAATGGCCTGTGTACCATCTGCAAGAACAAGGCTGAATTGGTTATTGACCACGACCACTCCTGCTGTGCAGCACCACCTACGTGTGGCAAGTGCACCCGCGACCTTGTTTGTCACAACTGCAACAACGGACTTGGACGGTTCCATGATTCCACAGAACTCCTTCGGTCTGCGATAGAATACCTAGAGAGCTACTTATTAGGAGAATGATATGCCAGCAACGAATCGCGCGACCGGTAAGCCCGCCCCCCAGCACGGTGACCAGACTGCCGTCCAGGCGCAGGCACTGGAGGCGAAGAAGCTAGAGGACGCTGCGAAGAAGGCAGCGGAGGTCGAGGAGCTAGCCGACGTCCAGGAGCACGAGCGTAAGAACGTCCTCATCGACTACTACGCGGACGCGGATAAGCCACTAGAGGAAGTCGTGGAGGACGAGGTTCAATCCACCCTCCCGTTCCGCGAGGTCACCATGAAGTACAGTATCGAGAACATGGTCTTCGGCCGGAAGATTATCCGCGAGCCGGAATACATTCTGGACGACGACGGCAACCCGACGTGGGAGATTAAGCGGCCCGCAGAACTGGGTGGCCTTCGCTTCTACAATTTCGAAGAGGGACGCAAGTACCGGCTCCCGCGCCCGCTGGCCGACCATTTGGACGAACACGGGTATGTGTTTCATAGGGCTCCTCCAGTGCTGAAGTTCAAGCGAGCACCCGGAAGTTGCCATCAGCATCGCGCACCCGCCTATGCCTTAGCGTGATATCGAGCCTCCAACAGGCTGGGAGTAAATGGTAAACTGGAGTAGAGTGCAGGGAGAATACGTTGTCGAGTAGCGGGCAAATCGCACAGACCGGCGCGCAGATAACGCTGAATAAACTGTGTGGTCTAGAGGTGCCGTACGTTGGCACCAGCCAAACGGCCTTCCTCGCTGCGTGGGTGCCGGGGCAGTACTGGGTGAACACCAACTTCACCCCGCCCCAGATTTACGGTACCCCCGATGGTGTCACCACTCCAACTGCAGTCGCGGCTGCCGGGAGCAATCGCTTCCTCGCTCTGCTCACGATTAACCCGGGTGGGGTTCCCGCCACACTTACGGTGCCCGCGACACCTCCTGTGACAACGGTCGCCGGGCTGACGGAAGTTACTACGGCCGGTTACGCTCGCGCGCCAGTACAGTTCGAGCCAGCGTCAGCGGCGTACCCAAGTGTTACCTATAACACGAACCTGGCAACCTTCTGTGCGTCACCGACGTACGTCTTCACCACCCAGATGCTGATACCCGCCCAGTGGGTCGCGCTGGTCACCTCAGCCTCGGGCTCCACCGGCTCGCTCCTTTACTGGTGGGAACTCCCTGAGCCTATTCTGGCACCGGCCCAGCAGCCCGTTCAGGTACCAATAGGCAATCTCATCCCCGGTAACGGGCTCGGGCTCACGCTCGACCAAGCGTAAAGGATAGTACATTGACAGCAATCGTCGCGGGAGACATAGCGTTCCTGTTAGCGGCCCCTTCCGCTTCGGCCGGGTACGCTACCGTTGGAACACCAGGCTCTAGCTGGGGCAAGTACATGTCCAGCACCCAGCTCTCTGGTACCCCACTGGACAACCTGTTCACCGACATTACCGGCGCGCAGAATGCAGCCAGCCAGGTGGACTATGCCTGCGTCTTCATTCTGAATAACACGGCTAGTGGCAACTCGATGCTTAACACTGTGCTCTGGCTCCCCACTTCGGCAAACGTCGCGGGCGGTACCACCGTTACGGTCGGGCTCGACCCGGCTGCCTCCACCATCAAGACCAGCAGCACCGCACAGGCTGCGACTATTACTGCCGCCACCAATGCCCCCGCTGGCGTCAGCACCTGGGTCTCCAACACCTCCACCGACCCGACGTCCCCCAGCTACACGAACGGCCTCCAGATCGGGACCATCGCACCGGGATACGTTAAGGCCTTCTGGGTGAAGCGCACCGCAACCAACTCTGCGCCCGTCAACAACGACGGCTTCGGCTGGCAAATCGATTTTGACAGCCAGGCTTAGACATAGCTGATGACACAGACACGGTACTTCTCTGGCGTGGCGATTCCCACGATACTATCCGTGGCGATTGTTCTGTCCACTGACCCTGTAATCGTGCCCCTGATTACCGGACTGCCGACCAGCTATCCCTTCGAGATCACCGTTGACCTGGGCATCTATTCCGGCACCAACCTCGTCCAGGAGGCGATGCTGGTTACCGGTGCTCCCGTCGCCAACACTGGCGCATTGACTGGCACCTGGACGCTCCCGGCGACGCGCGGTATCGACGGCACGACCGTCCAGCCCCACAGTGCGAACGCCACCGTCACCCACACTGCACTCGCCCAGGATGACAATGACACCCGCTATCACGTTGACAACTCCGCTGGAGTTCACGGGATCACTGGCAACGTGGTGGGCGACGCCGATACCCAGACACTCTCGAACAAGACGCTGAGTGGTGCCCTCTGCACGGGCTGGCCAACGGTCGCCGCAGGCGTAGCGGATAAGGCGTACGTCGATAGTGGCGACAGCACCAACGCTACTGCGACAGCCGCCGTCGCTACGACTGCGGCTGCAAACACCACCGCTATTGCCACTGAAGCGACCCGGGCAGAGGGTGCCGAGACCACCCTGACCACGGCGCTGGCAGCACTAACCCCCGGTGCCTGGCAGTCACTTGGGTCGCCATCGGCCACCGGCTATACGGTGGAGTTCGGACGCTACCGGTCAACCCCCTATGGTACCCAGATCGATATCCAGCTCGTGGCCAACTCCGGTGGCGGCACACAGGGCATCTACACGTTCGCTAACACACTGTCCAGCGGCTATCAGTTCGCGGGGACGGTAAGCCGTTCCTACCCATTCGGGTACAACGGTTCCTATGCGTCCACCAGCGCGTACTTCGGTAGCGTGCTAATGGACCCGGCTGGGGCAGGTACTCCGGGGCGTATCCGTATTCAGATACCAGGGCTGGGAGCGAACACGATCATTGGCGCGACCTTTACCGTTCCGCTGGCATAACTGAGCTACAATCGATATAGACCTCACTAGCAAAGGACTCACGAATGGCTGCCGATACCCTGATCAAGTGGAGCGCTACCGCTAAGGTGCTGAAGTACAGTCCTGAGCAAGTTAACCTTTCACGAAATATCTTAGGTCATGAGCCCGATGGTATTGAACTAGGCGTCCATCACGCTGAGCCCGCCGATGGTATTGCCACCGACGAGGGCAACGTCCTGACGACTGCTGGCCTCGCGCGCATTACTTCGCTGATCGTTGGCGGCGGCGGCCAGGCTGCGGCCAACGGTGCATGCGGTCTCGGTGTCGGCTCCAGCACCACTGCGGCCACCGTCGCCGACACCAACCTGGGTACTCCTATTTACTTCCAGCCTGCCGACTCGACCTTCCCATCCTCCAGCTCTGGTGTCATCACGATTCAGGCCACCTTTGCCTCCGCGAATGGTAACGGTGCCTGGCAGGAATGGGGCTGGGTAGATTGTGCCTCCTTCGTTGGAGCCACCACCTTTGCCGCCGTTGGCACCTCCCCCGTCCTGATCAACCACAAGATCACGTCACTGGGTACGAAGGCTTCCGGTGCCTCGTGGGTCTTCGTCGCCACCGTCACGCTGGCCTGATTAATCCCTCTCCTTTCCAGGAAGGAAACAAAAGAAGGGAGAGCAGATGACTTACACAGTAATACAAAGGAACGGCGGCTCGGGCGGCAGCACCAGTATCTCCTTCA